CAGCTTTAAGTAGTCCTTCTTTTTCTTTTCTAACATATTTTTTAAACCTCTCAAAATTTGCACTATATCCACCAAGTCTACTGGTGTCTACAATAGCTTCAATAAAGTGTTCAAGAACATTATCTAACATAGTAATTAGATCATCTATAAATTGTTCGTTCTTTTTCCACTTGTCAAAGTGTTCTAGATTGACACTTGATAAACAACATACTGCTGTACGTTCTTCGTTTGTAGCTAATACAATTTCAGAACATAGATTACTTTGATTAACTCGTAGTCCTAAATCTTTCTGTTGTTTTGGTAAGTGTTCATTACAGGTATCAATGTTAATCATATAAGGCTCACCTGTCTCTGCCCTTGCGTTTAACATTTGCCACCATAAATCTCTAGCGTTTAGAATCTTAACTGCTTCCCCACTTTTAGGGTCTATCAGTCGCCACTCTTCATCATTCTTTACTGCATCTAAATATTCGTTGGTAAGATTAATTGCATTGTGTATATTTAAACACTTCCTATTTATATCACCACCAGATTCTTTACGCATGTTTATAAACTCTTCTACTTCCGGATGTGATATATCCATATAAGCAGCATACGAACCTCGTCTAGTAACACCTTGATTAAAGGCAAGCATTTGAGAATCTACGACATGCATGAATGGGATTGATCCAGTAGAACGACTATGGTTAGAAGTACCAATACCATTACTTCTAACACTTCCCCAATATCCACCAATGCCTCCACCTGAACT